GTAACAGGAAGCAGACCCAGTGTCCAACCACGAGTGATACTCGTCGATCTGGGGCCCGTAGAGTCCGGGCTCGTCAAACGTGAGCTGGTCCATCCAGCGGTCACGCCTCTCCTGATCCAAGAGAGAGAGCTGAAAGCCTTCACGACACGGTTTGATGTGCACCGTGGACCCGCGCGGGCGGGCCAAAGAGCAAACTCGGAATGGCATGAGACACTTGGCCACCGACAAGGCGGGACCATCCAGGATCCTAGATCTCCACACAGGTGCAACCTCCTCCAAGAGGATAGGCTGCCAGGGGAGCTTCAATGGAATTGGAGCATCTCGTACCACAGGAGCTGGAAGGGGGCCGAAGCCCAGCCAACCATAGCGCTGTTCGTGATAGTGCTTATATGCAACACGCCGTTGTTGCAGTGTGACAGTAACCCTAATACCAGGCAGGGGGCTCAAGCCCATCCCACCCAATCCTCGGGAAACGAAGAAGTTGCGACCAGCGCACTCTTCCTCAAGGTCCTTAGCATGACGCTTAACATAGCCGGCAAAGATACCACCGACCAGGTGAGGCATGCCGCGGCGGCAGCCTCGAAGGAGCTCATCAATCACTGAAACTCGTGACGTGACTTCTGAACCGGTCTCTGAGACCTTGTTCATGACCTTGTTCTGACCAAAGTACAAGCCAGAATTCAAGAAGGGGATTGCGAGTGGAGTAGCCTTCCGTTCAGCATACCGCACCCCATCCCTCTCCGAGCATCCCCAATGCCGGACTTTCCCAACCACTGCGCAGTTAGGTAGTCGCCGACAATCCACGCGGCGTTCGCATGGTAAAGAGGGCTTCGCTGTCGTGCGACAGTAGGAGCATTCTCCCTGACCGAGATTGTCAGAAGGAGTCTTCACAAAGTCACCGCCTCGATTGGGACCGAGCAGCGGAAAGTGAAAGCAAGTGGAGTTGGCATTAGCAAACACAGGGTGGTGATATGCTTTTCCAGGGCTCATGGACAGCCCAACCTTCTCCCCCAGCTCAACGTGGTGTGCCCAGCGCGATCGCCGAGCGACGTACAGCATGTCGTCTCCGTTGACCAACACACCCTGCAACTTTGCCTTCAGCGGACGCGGGTCGTCCTTGATTGCGTAAAGGTACAGTCCGAGATTTGCCAAGCAAAGGATCGGAAACGACAGAATGGAGCCCATGAGCTGGCCATTCCTCTGCCGTACTGGCAGAATGTCGTCGTGTGGGAACGGATACCTACACAAGTGCGGTGCTAGCACTGGGAACCACAGCTCCTTGAGGTCTGTGTTCTGGCGCCGGAGCAACCGCTCCATGATTGCAGCACTGAGGCTCGCTGACAAGCGATCAGTCGCTGCGCTGTAGTCCACGGAGAACCACTCGAACCGGCCACTACCCCCCTCAACCCGTTGTTGCTCCATGTCCATCAAGTCCGT